CCCCCCCCCAGAAATTTCCAGTATTTCTGCGGTGTAGCGGGCTTTCGGGTACTTTCTCGCTAAGTCCCCCGCCAGCTCTGCCGATAGATTGCCTATTACCTTATCGCCCCACTTTACGTATGCGGCAGGCTCTCCGTTGTATGTATACTTTTCTACTGTAATATCTTCACTGCCGGACATTCTGCTTAAAATATCCTGCCTGTTTTCTCCGTCCTCATTATTGAACGTCACGCCTACTACTTTCGTTCTGATTGTATCTAAAATTCTGCCACCAGATGCAGCGGCAGGCGCTGGCGTTCTGTTTCCGTTCTCTTTTCCTGCGCTTTTCTTTTTCAGTCCAAAATAGGCGCATACTGCCGCAACCACAATGCAGCCCACCCCGCCTGTTATATTTCCAGACGGCAGCGCCGTTAAACCGCTTACTGCAAATAATGCAGCCACTACCAATAAAATTACCTTTTTCTTTGTCATAGTAAGCCCTCGCTTTCGTATCTACTTCAATTCTAAAATTTCATCAGCAGAGGCGTTAAGCTCTCTGCAAATTTTCGCAAACGCTGGCACGCTCGGCGTTCTTTCTCCGTTTTCCCAACGGCTTATATCTTTCGGGTAAACTTGCAGGCGCTCTGCAAGTTCCTTTTGCGTCACGCCTGCCGCTTTTCGTGCTTTCCTTATGTTTTCGCCTAAATTCATGCCTTACCTCTCTTTTCTTTCGCTCTCAAAATGAAAGCAATAAGCAGCTTTACAAGTCCTACTGCTACTAAAAATACTCCTAATTTCAAAAGCATACTCTTTACTCGGCTGTGGGTTTGTGTTATATTTTTTATAGGCGGCGGGCTTATCGCCCGCCTGTTGGTTAGGGCTTTCGCCCTAACCTATGTACTTACCAATTATGATAAGTATAATTCCTATGATTAAGTCTATCAATGCGTTGATTGCCAAGTCTCGCCATTTGATAGGCTTTTTCTTTTGTTTCTTTTTCTTACCCATTGTGCCGTTTCTCCTTTCCAGTGGCTTTGCCTCTTATTTGTTCTTATCTCCTTTCCATAATTTAATTATATACCCATTTGGGTAACTTGTCAACGCTTTTATGCAGAAAATCCTATAAAATTGCAAAAAAATAGAGGGCAGACAGCGAACCGCCCACCCTCGAAAACTTAAGCTAATCTTGTGGCATAATCTAAGCTAATCCAGCCTGCGCCACTCTTCAAGCGTCCCCAGCCAGCACTTGCGCCCTGTCCGGCTTTCACTTCCACAATGGTAAATACTCCCTTTCCTGTGGTTTCTCCTGTTTTTGCATAGTTTGTGCCTGCTCCCGTTCTGATATTAAGGTCTGAAATATCTACCTGTACGCTAAACGGAACGCCTGCGCTTGCCTGCTGCCCCGCTGCGGCATATACCGCCTTGCCGTTATCATCATATACGGTATAGCCCGCCTTGCAAGCGCTCTTTGCATTTTCCAGCGACGTAAACGCCCCCAGCTGGCTTGCTGCGTCCGTCCAGCTCTTGCGCACTCTGTAATACTTTGTACCGTTTCCCGCTGCATACTTTTTATAATAACCCTCGCCGTACTCTGCACGCTTTTTCTTTACCGTTTCGCTCTGGTCTGCTGGCTTTTCATATCCAGTAAGAACGGCATCAGATGCAGCACGCACGCTGCCTGCCTTTTTCAGTGCGTCCATTACTGCCGTGTAGCCCTGCAATTCTTCCCATAAAAAGCCCAGCTGCATATTAAGGTCTGCAATGGATACGCCCGCCTGTTTTGCATGGTTAAGCAGTGCCTGCTTTCTGCTCCAATACGTCCACTGTGCCAGCCCATAGCCTGCGCCGTCTTTTACAAAATTGCCATAGCTGCCATTGTCCACCTCTGCTGTGTATTCTGCATCTGTTTTACCCAGCTTATTATTATAGGTATTCTGTAAGTTGTTTGGCATAAGTCCGCTTTCTTTTGCCAGATTACCCATAATTGCAGCCACTGCATAAGCATTTAAGCCCTTGCCTGTCAGAAAGTCCCATATTGCTTTTTCGTTGCTGTTCTGCGGCGTTTCTGCCTGCTGCTCGCTTATTTTCTTTTTGAACTCGTCCCATGTATGGGCGCTGGCATTATATACATAAGGGTTAGGACAGATTTTGCCTGTTACGTCGTAATGTCTGATTACATGAGATGCAGGCACGCCGTACAAATTCATAAGGTAACGGGTAAGCTCTGCCGCTGCTTCTACTGTTGCGTCCTCAAAGTACCAGTCTTTATCTGTAGCGCCCAAATTCTTTGTATTTTTCTTTCTCACGCACAACTCAATACCGATACTGTTGGAATTTCTGCACTCTGCGTGTTTATAGCTTGATGCTCCGCAGTGCCACGCTATGTCCTCGTCCTCTACACTCTGCCAGATTTCCCCGTTAAATCCTACAAAGTAATGCGCAGACGCTCCCACGTACTGCCCTGCATAATATTTACAGTTGGCCTGTGCGCCGCCTAACGCTCCTACATAATGGATAACAATATATTTAATTCTACCCACGTTATTTTTATCGGTAAAATTAAAAGGCGTAAGTAATTTATTTACTGTTCTCATTTCCTACTCCTCTCCATAAAATCCCATACTGTCTGCGTCCTGTGAATTTCTGAACTGCTTAAGCTCTTCGGGTGTCATTCCCGCTACTTTTTCCTGTAATTTCTTAAGCTCTTCGGGTGTCATGTTCTTTGTCTGTTCGCTCTTTGTTTCTTTCATATTTCCTGCCTTTCCGCATACAAAATAAGCGCCTGCGGTGTCCCGCAAGCGCTCTTTGCTGCTATGTTCTTATTATTCTTATCTTTCCTGTGTCCTGTGTTCCTCTACGCTGCCTGTGGTGCTGTCGCCGTCCAGTTCGTCTGTGTCCGGCAGCTCGTCCGTATACTTTGCCAGAAACTCCCGTACCTTTTCCCATACCTTTTTTACGGGCAGCCCGCATAATGCCATATTTTTAAAAATGCTCACTACCTCATAGGCAATGTAAAGCAATGCGAAAAATTCAGCCACGCCCACGGTATCAAGCCCTAAATATGTACGTGCCTGCTCCGGTATAAATCCGATTAAGTTAATCTTAATCAGTACGTCGATTGCCAGCATGAATACCAGGGAAATTAGCATACCTACTTTTCTGATAGCCCCGTCAATGCCTGCGCAGCTGTTAAATTTCTTCTCTTTGATTGCACGCAGCACGCCAAAAACCGTGTCGCACACAATCGCCAATACTACCAGCTGGATAATTTTGTTATGTGCCGCCGCCTCAATAAATTCTGTAATAGTCATGTTCATAAATCCTGCCTTTCTCTTAATTGCAAATTTTCTGCCCGCTCTTTCAGCTCTGCGCCGTCGTAGCCTGCTGTCTGCTCCCAGCTTTCCAGAGTGGCTATTAAATCAGCAATAAGTCTGCTTTGCTTTTCTATGGTTTCCTGTTGTTCTTGTACTACCCTTAGTAAATTGCTACTCATGTACTCACTCCTGCATTTTGCCGCTTAAGCAGCCTTTTCTAAGGCTGCCTCTGCCAGCGTTTCTATTTTCTTTCGTAGGTTATAGCTGTCGGCGTGTCCTGCGTGTCCCGTCCAGCTCTGTATACTCTTTTGTAACTGTTCTTTTGTGATTTTACCGCTCTCGCACTTCTTGATAGTACGCTTTATGCGCTTTATGCTGTCCTTTCGTACTTTCCTGTGCGTTGCCCTGTGTTTGTAGCCTACAAAGTCTATACCGTTCTTTGCTGCCAGTATGGTAGTTTTCGGGTTAAACTCTAACTTAAGCTCTTCCCGTAAAAATTGCTCTATCCGTGCAAGCCAGCTACGCAGCTGTTCCTTGTCTGGGCTTAATATTACAAAGTCGTCCATATAGCGTATGTACGCCTCTACGCCCAGCTCGTGCTTGATAAACTGGTCTAATGCGTCCAGATAGATATTTGCAAATAGCTGACTGGTAAGGTTTCCTACTGGTATCCCTACGCCGTCCGGCATATTGCCGTTGTGGTCTATTATCCTGTCCAGCAATGCCAGTACCCCAGCGTCTTTTATAACCTTACGTATTTCAGCCTTTAATATCGCATGGTCTATGCTCTGGAAATAATGGTGTATATCTGCCTTGATAGCATAAAGCGGCTGGTCTGGGTGGTATTTGTTCCACTCATACAGCCACTCTTTTAATGTATCAGATGCAGCGTGCATACCTTTACCTTTCCGGCAGGCGTAAGACTGCGATATAAACCGCTTATCAAATATAGGCTCTAACACGTTGTTTATGGCGTGCTGTACCACCCTGTCATAGAACGGCAGCGCCATTATCTGCCGCTCTTTCGGTTCGTACACCTTAAAGTAATGGTATTCGCTCGGCTCATAGGCAAGGTTTAGAATATCTTCCCGCACCTTGTCTAAGTTTTCCTCTTTGTCTTTCGTAAAAATCAGTACGTCTTTTCTGTGGCGCTTACACTTTCTGGCTTTGTTATAGGCTTTCTGTACGTTTCCATAGTCGCCCATAGCCTCTAAAAGCGTAATGTGCCGCCCGTCCTTATCGGTAATGTATCCTACTCTCTTCAAGTATTAAGCTCCTGCCTTTCGCCGTAGCTACTAACCAGCAGCCGTATTTTTTCTCTTTGCCTCACGGCGGGACAGCCGCTCTGACTATAGGATATTAAACACTCGGTCTTATCCTTTTCTAAGTCCTTGCCAGTATTCCGTAGAACTCTGTGCCTGTAATGTTCTCACTAAGTCACACGCCCCACGAGCGCCAATGTTCGTATTGACATTCCACGGGTAGTTGTTGCAATTCACGGCACGAGCGCCGCAATTCGCCCCATTGTTCCAGTTGCCGCCCGCTATCAGCGCCGCCAGAGGCTGTAAGTAAGCAGCTGCCCCATATCCTGCTATTTTCTGGTCTTTACCTCTTCTATCAGTTCTCCCAGCATAACGCCTATTTCTTTCAGCTTGCGGCAGCTCTCGCCGTAGTGCCGTGCGTTCATGGCGCTATATTTCAAATCATGCGCCAGCCGCAGCAATTCTTTACTTTCCTGCAATGCCGTATCTACCGTGTATAAGTGGCTTTTCGTTGCCGTCTTATCCCACTTTATAACCTCTTGCAGCATTTCAAGAATTGCGTTTCTGGTCGCCGTCTGTAAGCTGAATTTCTCATACTTTGGGTACTTCGTAAGCAGAGGATAGATATATAGCAGAAAATCGTATATTTTCTGGTGTATAATATCTGTTTTTGTCTGTATGTCCATGTCTTACCCCCGTTTATCCGGCTGGGCTTTCGCCCGCCGTCTACAGAGAGTCACACGCCCCACGAGCGCCAACGTTCGCATAGACATTCCACGGGGAGCTGCCGCAATCCACGGCACGAGCGCCGCAACGCGCCCCATTGCTCCAGCTGCCGCCCGCTATCAGCGCCGCCAGAGAATATGCGTAATACTGGTAAATGTTACCAACGTCGTAAGACTTCTCGCCTGTGTTCAATGGGCTTTTCTTGTCCCAGCCCCACGCTACGCTTGCGTGGTAGTCTGCATTTGTGGCGTGTTCCGCTCTTGTAATAAGCTCGTCCAGCCACTCCCATACACGCCCCACGGCATCTACAACACCCACGGAAGAAACGGCATTTACTACGCTGCCCGTTACGCCTCTGCCTGTATTGCTGGTGGCGCTCCATGCGTTTGTATTTGCGTTATCCAGTCCGGCAGGGCTGCCAAAAGCATAAGCGCAAAACTCTGCATAGTTCGGCAGACGCTTACCGCTCTTTGCCAGACGTTCTACAAAGTTGTACCAGTTCATGCTTTCTGTACCCGTCATAGGTGCGCAGCCGTACTCTGATTTCAAGCCCTTTGCTCCGTCGTCAGAATTAAGGTAAATGTCTACCCATGTGCCGCCGCCTAAATATACCATACCCTCTGGGCTGCATTTCGGGCGGTGTCCCAGTGTCCATACAGAACGTGGTACAATGCCGTTGCTTACTGCACTTTCCCAGCCTGTGCCAAAAATAACGCTGCTGCCATTAAGCGGCTGTAAATTGCTGTCCACCTTGCGGCAGCGTCCATAATGAAAGCCGCCAATTTTACGGCTGTTTGTAGCGTTCCAGCCTGTCGGGTATGTAGAGTTAAGGGAAATTACGTATTTCTCGTCTGCGCTGTCAATTCTGCTGTCGCAGATATATACGTAATAGTCCTTACCTACCGCAAAAGCGCTGCCTGCGTCCAGATTAGCAGCCGTAAGAATGGTATTCGCTGTCTTGAAAATTCCAGCGCCGCCCACGGCAATTACGCAGCCCTCTACTACTGTCAGCTCATTTGCTCCGCTGGCGTAAATGTACTCATTGCTCGGTGCTACAATATCGCTGATTGTAGCCATTTTATTTACGTTCAAAAGCGCCCTTGCGTCGGTCTTTGTAACGTCGTCCACTAATAATCTACTCATACTGCTTTAATACTCCTTTCAGTGCTGCAATGTCGTCTGTTGTCATTCCTGCCACGGTGTCTGTGCGTTCCAGCGCAATTACCTTGCAGCCCGCTTTTACCGCTTTGGAAAGTGTAAGGGCTGTTCTGTCGTTTCCTGCCTCTCCTGCTGCCGCTGCCTCGTCGGTCTGGATATGTGTTACTCCCTGCACCGTGCCGGATACGTCGCCCGCTACGAATTTCATACCTACCGCTGCCTCGTCGCAGTAATATACCGTAACCGCCTTTTTCTCTTCCTCTACAGCTGCTACGCCGCACTCAATATAACGCTGGTTCTCTGCGCTCTCGATTTTCGCCAGCAAATCTGCTGCCGCCAGTTCTCCGCTTGCTACCATAGCAAGGCAGTTGTAATAATCCTCTTTTGTCTTTAATACTTTAGGAAATCCTTTCATGGTCTGCCGCCTTTCTAAAATGTATTTGCAAGATAGGAATTACCCACGTAGGTAGCCCCTAACACTGCCGTTTCTACTGTTCTTTCGTAATGCTGGCTCATGTATGCTGCACCCATGTAACACAATCCCAATACAGCATCATGCTTATAGTCAATGCCCCAGCCGCTTTCTACTCTCTTAAGTCGCTCGTCCAGCGCTGCTATTGCCTCTTTGGTTTCTTTCGTGCCTGCCTCTGCCTGCTTTTTCACTTCCTGCATGGCTGCTGCCAGCTCTTCAATTTGCAGTTGCAGGCTGCCTGCTATGTCCTCGCCCAGCTTGTCCTTGATACTCTCAAACCATGTGTTAAATTCG